GATACTGGCGGCTATCCAGTACAGCGCCGTGCCAAGATAGCGGGCGGTGGTTTCAACCTGCCTGATATCGGCAATCTGCTGTTCCGAAAACCAGAACTCAAACTGTACCGTCGGGTCATATACAGCCAGTTTCGGGACCGCCGTTATCTGAAAATACCCCGGTATCAGTTCAATGGTGACAGGCACTGCCGGTGCCTTAATGGAAAACGACGTGGATGCCGGTTCGCCCTGCTGCCCCCACGCATTGACTGCCCGCACCGTCAGCGTGTAGTCCCCCAGTGCCAGTTGCGTGAAGCGGTACGTGGTTTCCGTCGTCCGGGCCGTGCTGACCAGCCGCTCACTGCCGTCTCCCGCTGTCACGGTCAGCCGAAGCGTGAAGCTCACCCCCTTCACCACTTTCGGCGTGCCCCACTTTGCCAGCACCTGATACTGCCAGCCGTCGGCGCTGATTTCCGTGGTCAGATGCTGCACTGCGGGCGGTGTGACCCCGTTCACCGTGCCGCTCTGGTCGCCGTCAAAGTGCGCCCCGTTATCCACGATGGCCTCTTTTTCCGGTACATGCTGCACGGCGGTAATGGCATACGTGCCGTTGTCGTTCTCACGGATACTCACGCAGCGGAACAGGCGCTGGCGCAGCGTCGGCAGCTTCAGCCCCCACACGCTGTACTCTGCAACACCATCTGGTATCTGGCTGACGTTCACCTTCACACCGTCAGTGACGGACCGGACCTCCACGCTGACCGGATTACCCTGCCCGTCAACCAGGCTTATCAGCGTGGTGCCGGAGGATGGCAGCGTGATTTCACGGTCGAGCGTCAGCGTCCGGGTCTGGCTGTTCACCGCCAGCACGCGACCACCGGTGCTGATACCGGCATAGTCGTCATCACAGATTTCAATGACATCGCCCGGCACATGGCGAAGCCCTTCTGCGCCCACGCTGAAGTCCACGGTCTGCGTTTCCAGCAGTTCTGTTTTAATCAGCCACAGCCCGGCGCGGTGTGCCTGCCCCCGGCTGGTACAGCCAAAAGCATCCATCTTCGTGACGTTACGACCGTAACGGGCAATGGCCTGCGTATCCTCCACAAGCTCTGTCGCCGTCTCCCAGCCGTTGTTCGGGTCAATCCAGTTCACCTCAACGGCATTATGGCGGTCTTTCAGGGCGCTAAAGCTGTAGCGGAACGGCGCGCCATCATCCGGCATCACCACATTACTGCGGTTATAGGTCCACACCTTATCCGATGGTCGGTCCTGCACGAACGTCAGCGTCTGCCCGTTCCATACCGGCATACAGCGCATCGCCGAGCAGAAATCACTGAGCACATCCCACGCCTTGCGCTGTGTGGTCAGGTACGCATTACAGGTGATGCGCGGCTCCGTGCCGCCAAAGCCGTCCGGCACTGACTGGTCGCAGTTCTGGCCGATGACATACAGCGCCCATTTATCCACATCCGCCGCACCAAGACGTTTCCCCATGCCGTAGCGCGGATGGGTCAGCATATCCCACAGACACCAGGCCATGTTGTTGCTGTATGCCGGTTTAAACGTTCCGTCCCAGATACCGCTGTATTGCCGCGTCTGCGGGTTATAATTCGACGGCACCTGCAGAATACGCCCGCGCAGATGATAATTACGGCTCACCTGCTGGCTGCCGAACTGCTCCGAATCCACCTGTACGCCGACCAGTGCCGTGTTCGGGTAGCACTGTTTCACATCGATGATTTCGGTGTATGACGACCAGAGCGTTTTGTTCTGCAGTTGGTCTGTGGTGCTGTCCGGCGTCATCCTGCGCATCCGGATATTGAACGGGCGCGGCGGCAGGTTACCCACCACCACCGATGCCAGATACTGTGAGGTGGTTTTGCCTTTAATGGTGATGTCTTTTTCCGTCACCCAGCCACCGTTACGCTGTATCTGAACCAGCAGGCGGACTTCCGACGGATTCCGGTCCCCCTTTGAGGTGGTTTCCACCAGTGCCTGCACACCGAAGGTAAAGCGCAGACGGTCGATGTTTGCAGACGTGATGGTCCGGGTAATCGGCGTGTCGTACTTCACTTCCGTACCCAGCACCGTCTCGGAGCCGGAGGATTCAAATCCCTCCGGCGGTGTCTGCTCCTGCTCACCTGCCCGGAAAACCACCGTGACACCGGAGATATTGGTATTCCCCTCACTGTCCAGCACCGGTGTACTGTTCAGCAGCACACTTTTTAATCCGTCCACCGGACCTTCAACCGGCCCTTCGCTGATGGCGTCTATCACGCTCAGCATCTGGGATGATTTCAGGTTGTCCTTCGCTTCGCGCGGGGTATGCCCCTTACTGCTGCCTTTACCCATTCGTCATGCTCCATAAACGATAAAACCGCCCGGAGGCGGTTTCACATAAAACATTTTGCATCAGCGACCAATCACCACAACCTGACCACCATCCCCTTCGTCTGCCGTGCTGATCTCCTGAGAAACCACGCGTGACCCCACGCGCATTTCACCGTACAGAACCGGCAGAACATTGCCCTGGGCAACCATGTTATCCAGTGAGGAGAAATAGGTGTTCTGTTTGCCGTTATCCGTTGTCTGTGTACGGGGAGTTCTGGCTTTCGGTGCCAGCATCTGCGCCACACCACCGAGCACCATACTGGCGCCGAGAGAAAACAGGATGCCGGTCATACCTCCGGCCCCAATGGCTGCCCCCCATGCTGCAAGGGTGGCTCCGGCGGTAAAGAATGATCCGGCAATGGCGGCTGCTCCCAGGACAATCTGGAATACGCCCCCTGACTTGGCCCCGGCGACTCTGGGAACAATATGAATCACAGCGCCATCAGGCAGAGTCTCATGTAACTGCGCCGTTAATCCGGACGTGCTGACATCCTGCCCGGCAATCCGTACCTGATACCAGCCGTCGCTCAGTTTCTGACGAAACGCCGGGAGCTGTGTGGCCAGTGCCCGGATGGCTCCAGCCCCCGTTTTCACACGAAGGTCGATGCGGCGGCCAAATCGTTGCAAATCCCCGTAAAGGCAGATGCGTGCCATGCCCGGTGACGCCAGAGGGAGTGTGTGCGTCGCTGCCATTTGTCGGTATACCTCTCTCGTTTGCTCAGTTGTTCAGGAATATGGTGCAGCAGCTCGCCATCACCACAGTAAATAGCGGCATGATTCGGCACCGATGAACCAAAGCAGCACAGCAGCACATCGCCCGGCTGCGCCGCTGACAACGGCACCTGATACAGCCCCGTTGCCTCCAGATTATCCAGATAGAGATTCTGACCGTGACGCCACCAGTCATCCTCCCGCGTAAAATCCGGCATCTCAATCCCCGCCAGATGGTAAGCGTCCCGGAACAGCGTGTAACAGTCCGTCACCCCGTGCTCAAAGCGCCGCCCGGTAAGATGCGGCACACAGCGGAACTTGTGAATCGCCCCCCGGCAGACCAGCCACCACGGCAAATCACTCTGCACCTGCAGCCGCCGGTCGGCCTCACTCAGCCAGGGCAGACCACCGGGATGACTGTGGACCAGCGCCACAATCTCACCCTGCATCTCTGCCTGCAGCCAGTCCTCCGGCGACATCCGGAAATAATCCTCCGGCTCACCGGAGATATTCACGCAGGGAAAATATCTTTCCCCCTCCGGCGTTCTCACCACGAAGCCGCACGACTCCGCTGGCGCACATCGCCGGGCGTGCGCCAGAATCGCTGATTCTGTCTCTGTCATGGGATTTACTGCGAAAGTTTGTTAATGGAAAGGAAGCCGCCAAAGTTGCCGACGTTATTGCGAAACTTACAGCCACTCAGGCATTTGCTGCATTTATCCTTCGTGATATCGGACGTCGGCTGGTCATATTCATCCGCGACCGCCGGACCGCTATAACCGCACTCATCACCGCGATAGGTCCAAGTACAGGTGTTGGCCAGCATGATGCGCCCCGGAAAAACAGCACCATCCGTTTCCGTCGGTGTGGACAACACAAAGGAGGCACTGACCGCGCTCAGTTCGCTGCACTGCTCTATGCGCCAGCGGCTGATCACCTCCTGCTCCGGATCGGCATCGCTGTTTCCGTTGACGAAGTTCACCGCATCCAGAAAACGGGCGTAAACCTTACGCCTGACCACCGTTCCGCCGACCAGACTCTGCAGATCTTCCACCATCCCGGTGACCATGCCGTACAGGTTAGAGACTGCCAGCGTGGGGCGCGTACTGGTGCCTTTGCCATTCAGTTCAAAACCACTCCCCTGAATGGGATACGCCAGATACTGCCGCCCCTGCCAAGTGACCGGCTCACCTTTTTCGTTCTGCTCATTACAGAAAAAATAACGTTCACCACCGACCTCTGTCAGATCGATTTCCCAGAGCACCACGCTGGCCGACTGCTCCGCACGGGTGCATTCATTCAGTGTTTCCTGCCGGATATCCTGCATCAGTTCACCACCTGTTTAAACTCTGCGCTGAACTCAACACGCAGCATACTGACCCGCGACGTCCATTTTGCGCAGGTCACCTTTATCTGCCGCCAGTCATAAGGCGGCGTCCACAGAAAGGCTTTCCAGCCTCCGTGCTCTGCCAGAAACGATTCCAGCGCCGTGGCCTCCCAACGGGGGACAGAAATCGTCACGCTGTACGTTTTCAGGTTGGCATTCAGCCCGGCAGGCGCGCGCTGGGAGTAACCATCACCAAAGCGCACCTCCCTGACGGAAGGAGTCGAAGCCACATCCATACCCGATTTCACTTTCCAGCGGAAGGTTTTCATCGTCCACCTCCGGAGAACAGACCACCATCACGCATCTGCCCGGTCACAACATCCATTGCCGCCTTACGGGCTACGTCATAAACCGCCTTCAGCGCCTGTGGCCCTATCTGACCGTTCGTGCCGTCGTTGTTAATCACCACATGGTTATTCTGCTCAAACTTCCCGGACGCCTGCGACCGACTGTCCGCCATGCTGCCCGGTGTACCGACATAACCGCCGGTGGCATAGCCGCGCATCAGCCGGTAAAGATTCCCCACGCCAATCCGGCTGGTTGCCTCCTTCGTGAAGACAAATTCACCACGGTGAACAATCCCCGCTGGCTCATATTTGCCGCCGGTTCCCGTAAATCCTCCGGTCGCAAAATGAAGTTTCGCCGCAGCGGCCTGAATGGCTGCACCACCTGACGCTGATGCGCCGCCACCGGTAGCACCTCCAATGGCGCTGCCGATACTCCCGACAATCCCCACCATTGCCTGCTTAAGCAGAATTTCTGTCATCATGGACAGCACGGAACGGGTGAAGCTGCGCCAGTTCTGTTTACTGCCGGTCAGCATCGCCGCCATATTCTGTGCAATACCATCAAAGGTCTGCGTGGCTGCACTTTTAACCTGCGACATACTGTCCGTGGCGCTCTCTTCCCACTCACTCCAGCCTGACTTGAGGCCTGCCATCCAGCTCCCGCGAAGCTGGTCTTCAGCCGCCCAGGTCTTTTTCTGCTCTGACATGACGCTATTCAGCGCCAGCGGATTATCGCCATACTGTTCCTTCAGGCGCTGTTCCGTGGCGTCCCGCGCTGCCTGCCGGTCAGTCAGCCCCCGGTTTTTCGCCTCAATGGCTGCCCGTTTTGCCCGTTGCTGCTGTGCGAATTTATCCGCCTGCTGCGCCAGCGCGTTCAGGTGCTCCTGATACGTGACCTTATCGCCAAGTGCAGCCAGCTGGCGTTTGTACTCCAGCGTCTCATCTTTATGCGCCAGCAGGGATTTCTCCTGTGCGGACAGCTGGCGACGTTGCACCGCCTCCTCCTGTGCGGACAGCTGGCGACGTTGCGCCGCCTCCTCCAGTACCGCGAACTGACTCTCCGCCTTCCACAAATCCCGGCGCTGCTGGCTGATTTTCTCATTCGCTCCGGCATGCTTCTCCAGCGTCCGGAGTTCTGCCTGAAGCGTCAGCAGGGCAGCATGAGCATTGTCTTCCTGACGATCGCCCGCAGACACCTTCACGCCGGACTGTTTCGGCTTTTTCAGCGTCGCTTCATAATCCTTTTTCGCCGCCGCCATCAGCGTGTTGTAATCTGCCTGCAGGATTTTCCCGTCTTTCAGTGCCTTGTTCAGTTCTTCCTGACGGGCGGTATATTTCTCCAGCGGCGTCTGCAGCCGTTCGTAAGCCTTCTGCGCCTCTTCGGTATATTTCAGCCGTGACGCTTCGGTATTGCTCTGCTGCTGCGCATTTTTGTCCTGTTGACTCTGCTGTTCAGCCTTCTTTCGGGCGGCTTCAAGCGCAAGACGGGCCTTTTCACGATCATCCCAGTAACGCGCCCGCGCTTCATCGTTAACAAAATAATCATCCTTGCGCAGATTCCAGATGTCGTCCGCTTTCTTAAACGCGGCCTCTGCCTTAATCAGCATCTCCTGCGCGGTATCAGGACGACCAATATCCAGCACCGCATCCCACATGGATTTGAATGCCTGTGCAGTCTTGTCTGCCCAGGTCTCCAGCGTACCCATGTTATCTTTCAGTTTACGGGTCTGGTCATCAAACCCTTTCGTTGCGGCCTCGTTCGCCGCCTGCAATGCCCCGGCCCCATCGCCGGAACGCTGCAACTGAGCAACATACGCAATCTGTTCCGCCGTCACGTTATGGAACTGGCGCGCCATCGCCGTCAACCCAGACGTCGGGTCAGTGGTCAGCTTCCCGAAGGCTTCAGCGACCTTGTCCACCTCCACGCCGGATGCAGAGGAGAAACGCGCCACACTCTGGCTAATTGCCTCAAACTGCTCACCACCACGCACACCGGCATTCACCAGCGCCGTCAGTGACTCGCTGGTCTGGTTAAACGTCAGCCCTGCCGCCTGCCCGGATCTGGACAGGGCCAGCATACGATCTGCCGTCAGTCCCGCCTGATTACCGGAAAGGACCAGCGTTTTATTGAAATTGGACAGGGTTGAGTCACCCTGATACCAGGCATACGCCAGCGCACCGGTCGCCACCGTCAGCGAAGTGATACCAACCATCGGCAGGGTGATCGCACCGGCAAGCCCCCTGAACATGGGGATCATCCCGCCGAAGGAGTCCTTCACCTGACCACCCTGTTGCAGCAGGATGAGCCACGGATTCTGCCCCCCTGCAAGCTGCGTGGCCACGTCGGTGAACTGCGCAGGCAGCATACGCATGGCAGCTTTATACTGCCCGACGGAAATCCCCGCTTTCTGTGCAGCCAGCGCCTGCCGGTTCATTGACTGTTCAACGACTGCCGCTGTTTTTTTCGCATCACTTTCCGTACCGGAAAAATGACGCCTGACTCTGGCCATCTGCTCGTCAAATCTGGCCGCATCCAGGCTTAAATCAACGACCAGATCGCCTACCGGTTCAGCCATACCGGACTCCTCCTGCGATCCCTTCTGATACTGTCATCAGCATTACGTCATCCTCCGTCATGTCCGCCACATCCGGGGAAGCGGGGATAACTTCATTCCCGTCCGGGCCAAAGCGGACGCCTCCGGCAAGCCCTGCCGCTTTCTGCATCAGCACATCATCTTCAGGCTCTTCGTCAGCCTCACGCCGGTTCAGCAGACTGAAATCCAGCGGATGCATATCCGGATCGCTGAAAAACAGGCTGAGCACGGTGTACGTCAGCCCCGAAAAGTGCATATCCAGCAGAACATCATGAAAATAATGGGTACTGTAAAAGCGGTGCCAGTCGGCATACTCCGTGGATGACATCCCGGCAAGCATGGCGCGCCAGTCGGGTCGCCCCATCTCACGCGCCAGTTTCAGGGCAAAACTCAGCTCACCGTCGAACACTTTCCCGCAGAAACAGGCTCTGCAGGCCCGGCGTCATCTGCCTGTTCAGGAGCATCATTCACCACAAACTCATACATTCCGGACAGCCGGTACACCACGTTTTCAGCATGAGAAATTGCCTCTGTAGGCCAGGTGGTAAGCACTTCCTGCTCAATCTGTTTAACGGCTTCATTCATGGAAGGCAGCTTTGTCTTCTGCGGATGGTTATGCCACAGGGACATCGCCACCACAAAAGCGCCGGTTCTGATGGCGTCTTCCACAGTAAACTTCCGGTTGCTGTCTGACTCCGCCTGTTCTGCCTGTCGTTTCATCAGGGCGAGATGCTCAATACGCTGCAGGGCTGACAGTTCAGAAAGCGTGACGGTCACACCGTTATGTTCAAATGATTCGGTTTTCAGGAACATCGCTGACTCTCCGGATTAACTGGCGGTGACGTTGATTTCTGCAACCGCAGCAAGTTCACCATTACCGGATACGACCGGAATGTTGACCTTGCCTACAGCAACACCTTTCACGGTGATGGTCATACCACTGACCGACACGGTGGCTTTTGTTTTATCCGCAGACACCGCACGGAAGCTCTTGTCGGTTGCGCCTTCCGGCTGGAATGCCACGGTCAGCGTGGTGCTCTGCCCTTTCACCACCGAGGTGCTGGCAGGCGTCACGGTCATGCCGGTTGCCGCTGTTACCGTGCTGCGATCTTCTGCCATCGACGGACGTCCCACGTTGGTGACTTTCACCGTGCGGGTGATCACTTCCTTCGCCGTCACCGCCTTACCGATACTGCTGACCCAGCCGCGGAACACATCGACCGTGCCGTTCGGGAAGCGGATTTTATAGGCACGGGTATCACCTTCATTAAACCACGCCAGCGTGAAGCTGGTATCTCCGGCAGATTTCTGCCCCTGTCCGGTCGCGGCCCAGTCCGCATCTTCATCATCGAGATAACTGTCGTCATAGGACTCAGCGGTCAGTTCGCCGGGCGTCAGGTCTTTAACCTTTGCCAGACGCGACCAGTCATTGTCTGAAAGCGGGTTTGCATATGGGTCGCCGCTCCCGTTATAAACCCACAGTGTGGTCCCGGCCCCTTTCACCGGTGCCAGAGGATTTGGTGTTGGCATATCGTCCTCACATTTCATAGGTAATGACATAAGTCAGATCGGCTGAACTCCACAGGCCCGCATCATCGTCGCGCCGGTAGTCATAGCCACTGGCCACCATACTGGTGATCAAATCTGACAGTGCCGGGATATCGCTCATCACCGGATAAATCCGGGACTCCATCCACGCATCCAGCTCTGAATCCGGCACCTGAGCAGGCAGGAAAACTTCAATATGCAGCTCCGCCTGCCAGGTATCGCTGTCCAGCTCTTCGCCCGTGTATTCAGCGCCGGTGAGATAAACGGCAACTGCCGGAAAATCCTCCTCATCAAAAACAGCGGGGCGACCATCAAAAAGCGTCGCCCCGGTGTCATGTTTTTCCAGTGCATCCAGTACGGCTGCACGGAGTTCTGTATGTTTCATCGCTTTATTACCATCCTCAGTTGATGCTGCAGCGCATAGCCCAGCTCTTTCGGAAGACGTTCACGCCGTATCCGCTCAATATTCTGTTTAAACGCCGTGGTCAGCGGCACTGCCATCGGGATTTTCACCACATCAATGGGGTAACGGTTTTTCCCGGCCACACGCTGCATGACATGCCACCGGCCATTTTTCAGTTGCTGAATAAACGCGCCGGGAATACGACGGTTTCCCACCACAAGCACGCTGTCGCCACCTTTCAGGGATGAACGCTGCCCTTTTTTACGACGCCTGCGTCGGGACAGGACAACCCGCGCGTTACCCAGCCTGATTACGGGCAAATCCCCCCGGTTAACCTTGATTCTGGCCTGCGGATTTTTGACCGTGGCCCTTTTCAGCCTGGCCCTTTCCTTTACCAGTTTCCGGCGTACCTTTGTCTCACGGGCAACCTGTGACGCCGACTGCGATATCGCGGATGAAGCAACGCGGTTAATGGCCATTGCGGCGGCACCGGGCACCGCCGTTCTGCTGATACGGCTGAGGTTTTCAACGGCCTGCTCAAGACCTTTTATGGCCATACATCCCCCTTTCAGCGGCGACGGTTAACGGCAGGCGGTACGCCCCGCCCAAGCCAGAGATGACAGCTTCCGCCATCATCCGGCGAAATCCGGTCTATCCAGAAGTTTTCCTCACCGATGGTCAGCGTGTCGCCGCGCCGCAGCTGCCGCACATCATCAGTCCGGACAAACAGGGACGGGCTGGAGCCTTCAACGCGCACGCCCTGTCCGGCATAGCTGATATTTTCAGGGTCATCAAAAACACCACGTATCACAGCACCGGACTGCTCACCGGATGTCATGGTGGCTGACGTTCCCATGTACCCGCGTATCGTTTCATCGGCGCGGGCAATGGCAGCATCGAACAGGTTATCGAAATCAGCCACAGCGCCTCCCGTTATTGCATTCTGGCCAGGCCGCGCTCTGTCATTTCAGCTGCCACACCGGCAGAGACACGGAACGCCGTTCCCGGCAGCACAAATGCCACAGGTTCATCCCGCGTGGCGTGAAGTGCATCAGTATGCAGCGTCACCAGTGCCACAACCGTGACCAGTTCAGACGTATCCAGAATCACGGTATCCGTCTGTGCTGATACCACCTCATTTTCATGTCCGGTCAGCGCATTTTCCGGGCTGACAGACATGTCCTGACCGGCTGCGTCATCCGTGTTATCAAGCTCCTCTTCCAGCTCTGCCACACGGAGCGCCAGTTCTTCTTTCGTCCCCGTCAGGCTGACATCACGGTTCAGTTGCTCACCCAGCGACCGGAGACGGGCAATCAGTTCATCTTTCGTCATGGACTCCTCCACAGAGAGAAAATGGCCCCGAAGGGCCATGATTACGCCAGTTGAACGGACACGAACTCATCAGGATCAGCCAGCAGCATCAGCGGTGCTGACTGAATCATGGTGAACTCTCGCGCCGGATCGCCGGATGTCTTCCAGTTTTTCGGATAACGGGGAGACGCATTAATACCCTCACTCAATGCATCCGCATCCTGAATACAGCCATAGGTGCGCAGACCGCGTGCATGAGTGTTACCCAGCACCATCGTGTTGTCCGGCAGGAAGTTCTTTTTGACGTCGTTTTCCACGTACTGTCCGGAATACACGACGATGGCCACATCGCCATACATTCCCTTATAAGACACCGCTTTGCCCAGGTCTTTTACCGCTGTCTCCAGTTCGGAATGAGAGCCGCGACGGGTATCCAGCTTCTCCCTGACGGCTTTGAAGGAACGGAACAGCGCCCAGCCTTTCGGGTCAAACACGATGATATTCACCACGCCGCTGGCGTTCAGCGCGTAGGCTTCGATATCGTCGGTCGGGTCATACGTGGACTTGTCACGCTTGCTCCACTCCGTGCCGCCGGACTGCGTGATGTTGTTCGCCGCACTGCGGCCCATATCCACCTCAACCGGATCGAAGGCTTCACCGGTCATGGTGTATTTGCCCTTGAGCACGGCAGAAACTGCCTGCATCTCTTCGACCTGAGCAATGGCCAGCTCTTCGTCACGCATGTTCTGCATGATGATGCGACGGCGGCGGTAAGCCGGGTCCGCCAGATTCTGCGGATCTTCATCCGGCAGGCGACGCAGGGTCATCTGCGGATTCACTTCATGCTTGGGTTTGACATATCCCGGCGTAAATTCAGAGGTGGAGCCGCCACGGGAACGGATAACCTCACCGGAAACAATCGGCGAAACGTACAGCGCCATGTTTACCAGTCCCGGAATTTGTGAGAGATAGACTTTCTCCGTAGTGAAGGGATAGCTCTCACGGAAAAAGAGGCGCAGAAACAGCGGATCAAACTTAAATTTCTGCTCATTTGCCGCCAGCAGCTGGGCGGTTGTGTACATCGACATAAAAAAATCCCGTAAAAAAAGCCGCAAAGGCGGCCTTTAGTGATGAAGGGTAAAGTTAAACGATGCTGATTGCCGTTCCGGCAAACGCGGTCCGTTTTTTCGTCTCGTCGCTGGCAGCCTCCGGCCAGAGCACATCCTCATAACGGAACGTGCCGGACTTGTAGAACGTCAGCGTGGTGCTGGTCTGGTCAGCAGCAACCGCAAGAATGCCAACGGCAGCACCGTCGGTGGTGCCATCCCACGCAACCAGCTTACGGCTGGAGGTGTCCAGCATCAGCGGGGTCATTGCAGGCGCTTTCGCACTCAATCCGCCGGGCGCGGTTGCGGTATGAGCCGGGTCACTGTTGCCCAGCGGCTGGTAATGGGTAAAGGTTTCTTTGCTCGTCATAAACATCCCTTACACTGGTGTGTTCAGCAAATCGTTAACGGCATCAGATGCCGGGTTACCTGCAGCCAGCGGTGCCGGTGCCCCCTGCATCAGACGATCCAGCGCAGTGTCACTGCGCGCCTGTGCACTCTGTGGTGCTGCGGCCAGAATGCGGCGGGCCGTTTCCACGGTCATACCGGGGGTTTCTGCCAGCACGCGTGCCTGTTCTTCGCGTCCGTGAGCCTCCTCACAGTTGAGGATCCCCATAATGCGGCTGTTTTCTGCCGCAACCGCTGCGGTGATCTGCGCGTTCACGTCCGGCTGCGCCGCGCTGGCGTTTTCGCCCTCCGTCGCTGGCACCACGTCAGTAACGTCAGCCTGCGAAGCAGTGGCTGAAACAGTTGTTGATTGAGTCTCTTTGGTCATTCGCCCTCCTGAGAGACGGGATTTACGTGCATCCAGTGCATCACGCATGACGGTGATCGCATCGGTGCTGTTAACAAGTTCATCAGCCAGTCCGGCATCAATGGCCTCCTGACCGCTGTACACTGCAGCCTCGGTATCCAGCACAGCCTGCACGGACAGGCCGGTATATGCCGACACCTTCTGCGCAAACATCTGGCGGGTTGCGTCCATCCGGGACTGCAGTGTCTCCCGGACGTCATCCGGAAGATGGCTGTAGGGGTTGCCATCCACCTTATGGCTGCCGCTGTAAATCAGCGTGATTTCCACACCCTGTTTCTCCAGCGCAGCACCGTAATTACTGTGAGCCATCATGACGCCGATGGAGCCTGTCCGGGCGGTCTGCGTGACCAGACGCCGGGAGGCGGCACTGGCAAGCAACTGACCTGCACTGCAGTTCATGTCGTTGGCCAGCGCCCATACCGGTTTTATGTCACGCACACGGGCGATGATGTCAGCGCAGTCAAATGCCCCCGCCACCATCCCGCCCGGCGTGTCCATATCGAGCAGAATGCCGTCCACCATCGGATCGCTGGCAGCCTGTTGCAGACGGGCGATAATGCCGTTGTAACCGGTCATTCCCGAATACGGCTGCAGCGCCCGCGTCCGGCTGACCAGCGTGCCGGACACCGGCAGCACGGCGATGCCGTTCATGACCTGATAACTGCGGGTCTGTCGTGGTCCGTCATCATCACCGGATAATGCCAGCGTCGCGAGTGCCTCCTGGGCAGTCAGGCTGTCGCCGGACACCGCATCCGTCAGGCGGCTGATCCCAAGCTGGCCTGCAAGCGCACAAAAGAAAACCCGCGCATAGGCGGGTTCAAGCATCAGCGGCTCATTAAAGGCCATGCTGGCAATATGCGGGAGATTACGCAGCTCTGCTGTCATTCTTCTCCTCCTCTGTTGATTGTCGCAGCCCGGATTCAAATGCTGCAGCCGCCCAGGCGGGCGGTTTAAGACCAGCTGCGCGGCGCTCCATCGTTTCACGGACCTGCTGGGCAAAAATTTCCTGATAGTCGTCACCGCGTTTCGCGCACTCTTTCTCGTAGGTGCTCAGTCCGGCTTCTATCAGCATCACCGCTTCCTGAACTTCTTTCAGACCATCGATGGCCATACGACCGGAGCCTATCCAGTCGCAGTTCCCCCAGGCACTGCGGGCTTCCTGAAAACTGAAGCGCGCTTTTGAAGGTAACGTCACCACGCGGCGAACGATGGCCTCTTCCAGCCAGCACAGAAACATCTGGCTCGCCTGACGGGATGCGACGAATTTTCGCCGCCCCATAAAGTACGCCCACGACTCGTTCGCACTGGCCCGTGCCGTGGAGTAGCTCATCTGGGCGTAATTCCGGGAAAGCTGCTCATACGAGACACCCAGCCCGGCAGCGATATACCGCAGCAGTGACTGCTCAAACACGGAGTAGCCGTTATCCGTATCCTGAGCCGTCTGCAGGTTCAGTGAGTCACCCGGCATCAGGTGCGGTACTTTTGCGCCTCCCAGCCGGACCGGCGCTGCGGCGTAATACGCGGCAATTTCACCAATCCAGCCGGTCAGCCTTTCCCGCTGCTCCTGACTGTTCGCGCCCAGAATAAAATCCATCGCTGACTGCGTATCCAGCTCACTCTCAATGGTGGCGGCATACATCGCCTTCACAATGGCGCTCTGCAGCTGCGTGTCTGCAGCGTGTCGAGCATCTTCATCTGCTCCATCACGCTGTAAAACACATTTGCACCGCGAGTCTGCCCGTCCTCCACGGGTTCAAAAACGTGAATGAACGAGGCGCGCCCGCCGGGTAACTCACGGGGTATCCATGTCCATTTCTGCGGCATCCAGCCAGGATACCCGTCCTCGCTGACGTAATATCCCAGCGCCGCACCGCTGTCATTAATCTGCACACCGGCACGGCAGTTCCGGCTGTCGCCGGTATTGTTCGGGTTGCTGATGCGCTTCGGGCTGACCATCCGGAACTGTGTCCGGAAAAGCCGCGACGAACTGGTATCCCAGGTGGCCTGAACGAACAGTTCACCGTTAAAGGCGTGCATGGCCACACCTTCCCGAATCATCATGGTAAACGTGCGTTTTCGCTCAACGTCAATGCAGCAGCAGTCATCCTCGGCAAACTCTTTCCATGCCGCTTCAACCTCGCGGGAAAAGGCACGGGCTTCTTCCTCCCCGATGCCCAGATAGCGCCAGCTTGGGCGATGACTGAGCCGGAAAAAAGACCCGACGATATGATCCTGATGCAGCTGGATGGCGTTGGCGGCATAGCCGTTATTGCGTACCAGATCGTCTGCGCGGGCATTGCCACGGGTAAAGTTGGGCAGCAGGGCTGCATCCACACTTTCACTCGGTGGGTTCCACGCCCGCAACTGCCCACCAAATCCGCTGCCACCGCCGTGATAACCGGCATATTCACGCAGCGATGTCATGCCGTCCGGCCCCAGAAGGGTGGGAATGGTGGACGTTTTCATACATAAAATCCTGCAGGTCCCCTGCGTCGCTGTGTCATGCCGGTCTGCACTTCCAGCTCCGCAATGTATTTTTTCAGGTCAGACACGGAAGTGGCCGTAAACTCCACTCTCCGTCCGTCTTTCTGTACCGTTGCCACCCGTTTTCCTGTCATCAGGTCATGCAGTGCCGTACGGGCAGCGGAAAGTTCTTCCTGTCGCGTCATTCATCCTCTCCGGATAAGGCACGGGCGTAATCTGCCAGTGTTTTCTTGTTGGTTGCTGCACCATCCTCTTCCTGCAGGCTCGCCAGCAGCGCACTGAGATCCAGCTGCCAGCGGGAAATACTGATGCGCAGCGCCGCCAGCGCATAAACGAAGCAGTCGAGCGCCTCATTGCGTCGCTTTTTGCTGTCCCACAGTATTTTTTTCCTGCCATCCACCCATTTTTCGACCTGCTCTTCAGCCGTCAGCTGCTGCGCTTCGGTCAGATCAAAAATATCCGGGTTATTCGGGAAGTGAACGGCACCGGGAAGCGGTTCATCCCCTTCCGGCGTCAGTGTGAAGCGGTTATAAATCTGCTCTTTCGCGGTATCCGTACCGATTTCGGTAAGGTAAACCCCGTTTTTGTTTCGCTTACGTGGCATGCTGGCCACCGGCTTTCCGTAGACGGATGCCCCTTTAATGGGGATCACCCGGAACAGCCCATGTTTTTTCGAGCGTTCATACACAATGGTCGGGTCAATCCCGCCAGTATCCCAGCAGATACGGGATATCGACATTTCTGCACCATTCCGGCGGGTATAGGTTTTATTGATGGCCTCATCCACACGCAGCAGCGTCTGTTCATCGTCGTGGCGGCCCATAATAATCTGCCGGTCAATCAGCCAGCTTTCCTCACCCGGCCCCCATCCCCATACGCGCATTTCGTAGCGGTCCAGCTGGGAGTCGATACCGGCGGTCAGGTAAGCCACACGGTCGGGAACGGGCGCTGAATAATGCTCTTTCCGCTCTGCCATCACTTCAGCATCCGGACGTTCGCCAATTTTCGCCTCCCACGTCTCACCGAGCGTGGTGTTCACGAAGGTTTTACGTTTTCCCGTATCCCCTTTCGTTTTCATCCAGTCTTTGACAATCTGCACCCAGGTGGTGAACGGGCTGTACGCCGTCCAGATGTGAAAGGTCACACTGTCCGGCGGCTCAATCTCTTCACCGGATGACGAAAACCAGAGAATGCCATCACGGGTCCAGATCCCGGTCTTTTCGCAGATATAACGGGCATCAGTGAAGTCCAGCTCCTGCTGGCGGATGACGCAGGCATTATGTTCGCAGAGATAAAACACGCTGGAGGGATCATCCGGCGTCCATTTGAGGCCAAACGGCGTCTCTTTATCGCCAAATTTAAGGTACTGCTCCTCCCCGCAGTGCGGGCAGGCAACATGAAAACGCATAAAATGCGGGGATTCACTGGCCGCACGCTCAATCTGACAGGTGCCTCTCACTTTGGGCGTGGAGCCACGGATGGACTTTGGCCAGACCGAGCCTTCAATACGCTTGTCACCCAGGAACGTCGGAGAGCCTTCCTGTTCAATATCATCATCAAAGGCAGCAAGTTCATCATAACCCGCCACATCCACTGACTTTTCACGGTAGTTTTTTGCCGCTTTACCGCCCAGGCACCAGAAACCACGCCCATTGGTGAAACGCTTCATGGTGAGCGTGTTATCCCGGTGCTTTTTGCCATACCACGGGGCCAGCGCCAGCAGCGATGGAATATCACGGATGGTCGGCTCGACGTGGGTTTTCATAAAGTTCTCGGCATCGCCATCCGTCGGCAACCAGATAAGGGTGTTGCGCTGCTTATGCTCTATAAAGTAGGCATAAACACCCAGCAGCATTTTGGAATAACCGACACGGGCAGACTTCACCACATTCACCTCACGGATGTAGTCGCTGCCCATCGCATTCATGATGGCCCGCTGAAAGGGCAGTGTTTCCCAGCGCCCTTCCTGGTATGCGGATTCTTTCGGGAGATAGTAATTGGCATCCGCCCATTCAACGGCGGTCTGTGGCTCCGGCCTGAACAGTGAGCGAAGCCCGGCGCGGACAAAATGCCGCAGCCTGTTAACCTGACTGTTCGATATATTCACTCAGCAACCCCGGTATCAGTTCATCCAGCGCGGCTGCTTTGTTCATGGCTTTGATGATATCCCGTTTCAGGAAATCAACATGTCGGTTTTCCAGTTCCGGAAAACGCCGCTGCACCGACAGGGGGATCCCGTCGAGAATACTGGCAATTTCACCTGCGATCCGCGACAGCACGAAAGTACAGAATGCGGTTTCCACCACTTCAGCGGAGTCTCTGGCATTTTTCAGCTCCTGTGCGTCGGCCTGCGCACGCGTAAGTCGATGGCGTTCGTACTCAATAGTCCCTGGCTGGAGATCTGTCTCGCTGGCCTGCCGCAGTTCTTCAACTTCCCGGCGCAGCTTTTCGTTCTCAATTTCAGCATCCCTTTCGGCATACCATTTTATGGCGGCGGCAGAGTCATAAAGCACTTCATTACCCTTGCCACCACCCCGCAGAACGGGCATTCCCTGCTCCTGCCAGTTCTGAATGGTACGGATACTCGCGCCGAAAATGTCAGCCAGCTGCTTTTTGTTGACTTCCATTGTTCATTCCACGGACAAAAACAGAGAAAGGAAACGACAGAGGCCAAAAAGCTGGTTTTAAGCACCTGTCGTTTCCTTTCTTTTCAGAGGGTATTTTAAATAAAAACATTAAGTTATGACGAAGAAGAACGGAAACGCCTTAAACCGGAAAATTTTCATAAATAGCGAAAACCCGCGCGCCTTCCGCCCCGTAACAGTTCGGATGACTGAAAAGGACCCTAGATGATAATAGCCCTTCTCTATATGGTTATCTGCAATTGCTGTAAGTTCTTTAGTAAGCTGCTTATCAGTAAAGCTTTAATTTAACCAGTCTCTAGGTATGCCTTTCAATCACTACTCTGCAGGTATATCACGGAGACGTTGAAGAGCAGCATTCATACCCTCTAAAGTTATGTGTAATTCTATTACCTGTGCACGGCTATATGTTTCAGGGAAAAGCCAATATCTTGCTTTATAACGACAAAGTTCTGAAAGGCGTGGCTCGATTAATCTTACCGGCTCTTCGGCATCTGACCAAAGTCTTGACAGAGCATCCTCACGTTCAAAATCACGCTCTTTCCCGCGCATTCTATCTCTAAAATACATCTCAGTCTCATGAACAGCCCTAGTAAGAGCAACAATTGCAGGAGAAATATTTGGATCATTTTTGCGTGTAAAACTTCTGGTATTCGCTGCGATTGCTGTAACAGCAGCTATCCCCTGTAAAAAATAAACATTAAATGGCATAAAGACCTCTTAGTTATTTGATTATTAATATCGTAAGGCCAAAATGCTGTAAAAACTGGCCCAACTTCCCCAGTGCCTCGCCCATACCCTTAAGCTCGCCCTCCCCCGTTTGTCTCTGCTCCCCGCTGGCTCTAACAAGTGCATGATTAGCTGTCACACGGTGACACTGAGCTTCCTTATGAGTGTTGCAAATTAAAAATGCCCCACAATAGCGAACATCGAGGCTCCAGTGATAATTTACTGAATCAATTTAGGAAGTGTGAATTGATTATTTCTGCTGCTTTATCCTGCACCATCGTTATAGGCTGCCTGATTAACATGTATTCATGATGAGCCTTTTCCAACTCGGACCATAATCGAATAACCTGAGGATTTTTGATCGAGCCTTCTGTCATTGCCCATGCATAAGAACAATCATTTTTAGCTTTTTTAAAAGCTAAAAAATCATCTTTTTTCTCTTGTCTATCCTGTCTGAAAGCAAAATCAGGAAGCACTTGAGCCATCTCATAGTAATGATAAACAGCCTTTTTGAACTCCCTTTGCCCTTCATGTTTTGCCTCTTTTTTCCACGAGTTTACCGTCTTGAACGTAAAGAAAGCTGATACGGCAGCAGCAAGAGCAGATAGAAATGTAGCCACCATTGACCAGAATGAAATCTGTTCTGGAGTCATTATTACCTCATAATGAGCTGTAGTGGCTTACATTTTATCATTATTACAGACACTCAGTGAATGCCTGCTGTAATGCTTTGTAACGAATATAGCTCAAACCGCCCGGTAACGGATCTGTTAGCTATAAATTTTTGTCAATATCCCAAGTGCAAAGTTAAGTCCGCCGCCTAAAGCCAGTGAACCGAACCCAATGACAAGCAGAGCGGCACCTTTTCTGGAGTTAAACCTTTCTATTGCCACGACCATGCCGTTTTTAAGCCCCGCATCAACAGCAGCACTTAAGCGCCTTGAATTGTCCCACTTTGGGTTTTCACTAATCTCTTTTATTTCGCCGATGGCTTTCTCATGCGCATTTAGAACATCAGCTATCAGGCTGATAAGATTCTTAACTCTAATAGCCAGTACTATTGAGCCAACTGTTAAAAGTGCTGAAGCAAAAATTTTTACTGACTCTTCGTGTACAACCATCCAATTGAACATACCCTACCCCTTAAAATGGGGATTTTACCATCAAGATATGTTATTGCCCCATAGAACATCATCGAAGCCTCCGAGAGAATGGCTTCTGTAACTCTTTGCCACTTCCCAGAGTAGCCACGCTCATGACCTTAAAGTGCTGTCGCATCATCGCCGCTGATAACCGGCACGCGTTTGGCGATCGAGCTGCCCTACCGGAGCTTATTGTTATCTGTGAACCCTTACCCATCACTACACAGGTTCGCCATTACGCGACTCGGAGCAACATCACTACTGCTGCATTGCCTATCGGCTGCGGTATATCCGCTTATTGCTTCATAGTTTTATCCTGGTGCGTGGATATTTAGTGATTTAACCGCACAAAGAGATAAGACTCATTTTCGGTCCTGCTCGATTTGACGTATACCAGCCAGTTGGTTATTCGCTTTTTCAATAGCGGCCAGCAGCGGCTTAATCCAGAGAACAGCCTGGCAATACGTCAACGAACTGGTGGAAGCGGTGCTATCACTGGCTGCGTCAGCGTTACCGGAATCGGTGTGCATTGCCCCGGTACGTAAACGGTTCGCGTAGTCGAGCAGCTCACCAGCGACATCAGCAGGAACAGACAGATCACAGCTTTTTTCACGGCGGAGAATCTCCCGATATTCGATTACGGTTTCTTCGGTGCTGGTATCGATCAGGGAATTAAGCCTGTTGGCATGTTCTGCAACCTGATTGAATCGATTGAAGTTGAATGCCTGATTAGCTATCACTTTCCCTTGATATTCAGCCTCACCTTCGGCTTTATCCGCACGTAACTTTTCTGTCTGATATTTGCTGTGGTAATGGTTTACTGACCAGACGAGTCCACCGAAGACAGAGAAGAAGAATGTAGCGATAACCAGCTTATAAGTCAGCTTCATTTACCACCCCACCAGCCTCTTTAAATCGGGCAATCAGGTCACCGATTTTATGCTCATACTGACCGTAACCTGCACCGGGTAATGACGCCCAGATATTGCTGCAACGATTGATAGCCTGACGGATATCACCGCGATCAATCATCGGTAAAGCGCCACGCTCCTTAATCTGCTGCAATGCCACAGCGTCCTGGCTTTTCGGAGAGAAGTCTTTCAGGCCAAGCTGCTTGCGGTAGGCATCCCACCAACGGGAAAGAAGCTGGTAACGTCCAGCTGCGGTTGATTTAAGTTGCGGGTTTAGCGTGACAAGTTTGCGAGGATGATCGGAGTAATCCGTGAATAGCTCACCACCTACAATAACGTCGTAGCCGTGATTGCGGGTTAGCTGTCTGCTGTTATCCGTTCCTTCTGACCACGCCAACATATCGAGGAAAGCTTTACGCTGAGGATTAAGATTTTGCATTTTTCACCCCTGTCAGTCGTTCCCAGAAGTACGTCAGTGCAACCGAACCCATCGCACCACTAATCCCCGCCGTCGCGAGAATCATGTAAATGCTGAATCCACTTTCGATACTGATCAGGCCACCAATAACACCGGTGAATCCCGATACCACTATCTGAGCCAGAGCATTTATCCAGCTCCACGTTGCTTTACTCTGCTTCACATCTATCAGGTAGCGGACCAGACCGCCCCAACCTGCGATGATCAGCAAAACGAGCCAGAACGCTCCGGCAAGGCTCTCTTTTTCGTGCATATGAATAGCCAATGTTTCGTCGCCGACAAAAGGCCGGGACGTTAAATGTCAGAAATCAGGCTCTCGGGGTAATTTAACGACAAAGCACGGAGTTGATGCTCCCCGCAAGCCTGGAATAAAAAAGCCAGCATGTAGCTGGCAACAGAGGGTTAAGCAATATCAACTCAACAGCTGAAGACACCCTGACTGGGGTAGGTTGGAAGGCTACTCACCGTCCAGAAACAGAAAAGCCCAAGGCTTTAAACCTCGGGCTTGAATTTGGATTACTGCCAGTGCGTACAACATTGGCAAAATATCAGATTTACATGAAATATATGCTTTTTAATCCAGTTTTGCAATATTTTGCCGTGAAAATGTCGCCTTTTGTTTTGAACGTGTTCTCGTTACAAGCAATAAAGCTTGGCTATCAAGCTGTAGAAAAATGTGCTTCATTGCAACCCAGCGTTCAGTAAATGTCTCAGACCAGTTTTTTGATGTCACTCCCACCAGTAATGCAAGCTCCTGGTATTCATAGGTCTCACGCCCTGCCAGCTCGTTCTTCACATCCTGTACCGCCAACCAAATCAACTTCTTTAAGCGTTCCAGTGTCTTACTGGCAATTTTTCTTGTACCTAACAGCGCCTTAAACTCGCTCCATGCCCACTGCGTTATGGCAACCTGATGCTCCCAGCGAATATTTTCACTGTAACTCCACAACAACCACGCTTTCTGATGTTCATCGAGAGACAAAATCGCACGCTGCCATGAAGAGGTTGAAAACTCGACAGAACTGACCAGGGCGACAGATGAACCTTTTGCGTACGACTGTTTACCGGAAATCGGCGGATTATCCAGCGTAATCATCTTGCCAGTTACCACATCCAGAATGCGTGGCTTCTTTCGTTTGTATGTACCAGTATCAAATTGTGCATGCTCCAGCCAGGCTTCAAGCTGGCCTTTCGTTGCTCCGCTCAAATCAGCGGTAGCCACCATGAGTTGCTCGCGGACATACTGTAAATATTGGATATTCATGCGGCAGCTCCTTTCAGTGTTTTGGCGTAATTCTTCAGTATTCGGTAATCGGTCAAAACAGAACCGGGAAAACGATATAAGCGCAGGCGCAGCCAACGGTGGCGAAGGAGTTCTGCCATATAAGACTCAAACATCATTCATCTCCCAGTTCAGTGATGGTCAGCTCCAGCTTTCCACCCTTGGTAACGGGCATCTTCACAACGCGATAATCAACGACCTGAGCATCATCCAGCCAGAAACCTGCTTTGGTGAGTGCGTCAAAAGCGGCCTTTTGCAGATTATCCAGGTCACGGCGACGGCGATCCGGCATGTGACACTCAATGCGGATTTTCACAGGAATAGCCAGGCCGATATCCAGCATTGCGTTTTTAATGATTCGGGCGACGTTATCGCGGTATGCCTGCCCTTCTGCGCTGATGTGCGTGCGCCCGCGATTATGGCGGTAGTAGCGGTTATTGCTCGGCGGCCAGGGTAGTGTGATGTGGTAAGTATTCACGCCTTAATTACCCCCTCTTTCAGCCAGATAACCTGCGTTCTCGCCATACCTTCCAGCGCGCATTCTTTTGCATATCCAGCGTCAACAAAATTCGTGCGACGGTCGATCTCATCGTGACAGGCAGAACATGCAATGGTGGCAATCAGGTCTGGCGGTTTAATACCGGTGCCGCACAATCCAGCCAGCCGGATATGTGCCAGTACAGACGTTTCAGGGTTGCCATTACATACGCCAGGGATTCTTACCTGGCATTCCCGACCACACGCTGCTTTTCTCAAATCAGCCATGACTCCTCCTTGCTGCCAGTCGCAACCATTTTTTATCAACCAGGCTGGCGGTATACCCGAGCAGTGTTGGTATTTCGGATGGTTTCAGCTCAGGCTTACGCTTACGACGATTTGGTACTCTGTAGATGTGTCCGTTCATGACACGAATAAGCGGTGTAGCCATTACGCCTCCTGCTTGTCGCGCAGCAGCTGGAACTCGCAGCTCTGCGGAATAGTCAGGTGGCAGCCAATATTCATCGCCCAGGCTTCAACCTTACACAGGAAGACATACATCTCTCCGGTATCAAGATCGGAGGTATGGCGTAACGACTGGATCGTAGTGATTTCGCCGGTTACGACATCAACCAGGTCCTTGGTTTCATAACCGAGGTATGTGTGTTTGAGAGCATCTTTTACCCATGCTGCGGTAGCGAACGATTTCCCCCTGCTGATGAGGTATTCACTGATTTCGCTGTACCACATGTGGCTGAGTGCATTCTGGGAAAGACTGCGTTTCTCACGCCACGGTTTAAGCACCATGCGAAAGCATTTTCCGTCCTCCAGATAAGGCTGGATCTGCTGGCCGATAGCGATGAAGTTGCCGCGATGTAATTTGATGCCGTCTTGTGGGAGGTTCACGCTTCACCTCCGCAGAGGTCAAACGTTGGATGCAGAGAATCGCAGGTGCATTTCTGCATCTGTGAAGGGAGAAGAGAGTTTGGATTGTGTGTGCGCATAAACGTCCCCGTTTAGCGCAGAAGTCACCGAAGTTGTTCAGGCTCCGGTGATACAATTATGGCGAATTGATTATTCATAATCAAACAAGATAAGGTCTCAAACTTCATGCAAGCCAAGATTTATTTCTGACAGAATCATACAAAGAAGCTATTGGTCAGAATCTACTCGGACTGTAAAACATACGCATAACCTTAAGCTCTCACTTTAAGCATTGTTGAAATAATAGCCGTCAAGTACAACCTTAACCACGACTGGGATATTTCCCTAGCTACCACGAGTTGTACGGCTATTAAACTGCCGTTAAATTCAGTAAGAGAATTTCATCCGATAAGTCAAGGCATGTAAAACATGAAAATTAACAAGATATTATCATCTGCAACACTATTGTATGGTATGTCAATGGCCATGTCGGTCGGGAGTTGTGCAACACCTGTCCAGACTAATCTTCCTGGTTACACCCCGGGTGCAGATATCATTAGTGTTTCACCGACCAGAAACCAGGTCGATCTCATTGGTGATGTTGTTTATTCCCAGATAAAAGGAACTCGTTCTGTCAGACAGCTTCACATGTCAGTTCTTGTCCCACGAACAAATGATTTAAAACCAGCCATTATTTATTATCCCGGCGGCGGATTCATGTCTTCTGAACATGACAAATTTATTGAAATGAGAATGGCTCTGGCTGAAGCTGGTTTTGTTGTGGCCGCTGTAGAATACAGAACAATTCCTGATACATTTCCAGCACCAGTTGAGGATGGGAAAGCTGCAATACGTTACTTGAGAGAACATGCCAGCGATTATGGGATTGATCCTCAAAGAATCGGAGTTCTGGGTGACTCTGCCGGTGGATGGCTTGCCCAGATGATGGGAACTACAAATGGTGACAAAACCTTTGATAAAGGTGACTTTCTTCAGCAATCAGCAGATGTTCAGGCAGTTGCCACACTTTATGGGATTTCTGACTTGTTGAATATTGGCGAGGGGTTCCCTGAATCTGTGCAGGAGGTTCATCGATCTCCTGCCGTAACCGAAGCCTTAATGATCAATGGCCCTGCATTCAGAAGTTTTGCGGGAGCCCCCATAACAGCGTCAAAAGAAAAAGCGCTAAACGCCAGTCCAATCGGACATATGAAAGGAGTAAAACCCCCATTTCTTATTATGCATGGTAGCAAAGACACTCTGGTTTCACCTGAGCAAAGCGCCAAACTATTCAGGATGTTGAAGAAGAACGGCGATAACGCTGAGTACGTGCTGGTAGAAGGGGCCGAGCATGGCGATAAGACATGGTATCAGCCAATTATTATAAACAGAGTCGTTGAGTGGTTTACTAAAAACCTGGGAGCGCCTATAAAAACAGCTCCCCAACAACAAAACCCAAACGCTAACCTGTAAAAAGAGGGAGGGCTAAGCCCTCCCCATTCAATTTTGTTAACTATCCTTTTCAGGTAGTTTTACAACATAAGTCCTTATTGTTTTCTCATATGTATTTTTGCTATTCGTTATTTTGGCCTTAATCCAGTGATAACCACTTTCATAGGTGCTGAATTCCGAAGCTGCATTACCTGTCCAGTGTAACGTTACTGTAGCAGGCTCCATTTTGACCCGTTGAGAGTCTGGACTATCTTCACTACCAGCAGAAAACTCAACCGTACCAGATAATGGGTTTCCAAAATGATCGACAAATCGAGCATAAATACCTACTGGAGAGCCATCGTTTGTCTCATAACCAGGATCTTTTGTTAGAGTCAATACTCCATTTGCGTCATCAGCGTACAGGGAGAATGATTTCACCGCGCTAACATCACTGCCAAGTTCGTTTAAGGTCGCCGTTAATTTATACGAACCAACCGTTCGACCATGTACGCTTACCGTAGCCTGACCGTTCTCATCAGTCGTTACTGTGGTTTTATCAACCACCAACGCACCATATTTAGACGGCCCTGATGTCTTAACATTCAATGCTCGACCACTTAATGCTTCGCCTGACTTACTTTTCAACAGTAACGTAAATACCAGATTGTTGGTATCGCTCACTACAGCCGAAGATGCAGATGATGTGATCTCCAACACAGCCCCCTTCACATCCGTCACGGCATCAATATTCTGGCTTGCGGTTATGCGTTTCCCATCCAGAACATACTCGGCCTGAATTGTGTACTGGCCTGATTTCGATGCAGTGAACTGCGTTGTTGCCTGTCCATGAGCATCCAGTTGCAGATTACTACTGGTCAATGATGCTCCCGTCGATGGTGTAATCGTTAAATCCACCTCGCCTGTAAACGCATTGTTATTCGCATCAACCAACTGAATGTTTACTGTTGCGTTTTCACTGCCATCGGCCACAATCTCTTGTTTTGATACACTCATAGTAAGTTCTGCAGAAGCAACATCGGGCACAAAAGTTAACTTAACGCTGCCAGATTCCACGCTATGGGAACCGTCAGTCACCCGTGCAGTCACCGTGTACTCACCAGCTTTCACCGTTGTAAGCGGAACAGAAACATGCCCTGTTGAATCAGTCACGATATTTGTTGGTATAGATAATCCTTCAGATGAGGTGATGAGCTGAATCTTTTGCCCATTGACCGACGCATTCGTATTTGTCAGCTGCACATCTAATACCGCTGCATCCTTACCATTAGCAGGAATATTGGAAATTAAACTACTGCTTTCAGGCGTCAGTGACAGTGAAGCTCCGGTCATATTTGATGCAAAGGTCACTGTTAACTCAGTAGACATCTGAGAACCAGCATGAGCTGTAATCACGTAAGACCCCGGAGTGGAGCTTATTAACGCAAAAATAGCATTACCATTTTCGTCAGTTGAAACAGCATGTTCACCACCAACTTGAGTTATCCCTGCTGGTAAAGACAATGTGACAGCATAACCAGGAACAACATTGCCGAAACGGTCCGCAAGGCTTACAGTTACCATATTTCTCTGTTTTCCATCAGCCAATGCATTATTTTGGCTGGCTTCAAACTGAGAGAATGTAACCTGCTGCCGGTCCTCAATAAAGGTGATTTCTTTCTTAACACCTGAGAAATCATGACTATCAGATTTAACACCGATAGTAATCTTACCAGCTCGTTTTGAAGTTACTGTCGCGCTATAGACACCGTCTTTTTCCGTTACAGTCCCAAACTCGACTCCTTCTGCCTGGTTAAGAGCATAAAAGCTCAGAGTGTTATCACCAGTGATTGCATTTCCTTGTGAATCCTTCACTGCCAGTTGTAGATTGATATTGTAACCAACTACCTGTTCTGCTGGTGCAGCGGTTAAAACAGCACTGACCTCAGAATCAGGTTCTGTTGCTGCTGTTTGCTTAATACTGAGAGTAAATGTTTTTCCCTGAACTTTTGCAGTTACACGTACCGTACCAGCCTGCGAACCAGCAGTCAGAACAGAGTGATATACCCCAGCAGAGATTTCCTCTACCGCGCCTAATGACGGAGCAGTTACCGTTTCACGCTGTCGAGCACTATTGCTATCTGCTGTAAATTCCACTGACATTTCAATGTCATCAGCCAGTCCGGTTAATGCCTTACCGTTACTATCTTTCAGGCTTAATACTATCGGATAAGTGGATTGGCTATCAACAGAGATCGTCGGCGACGAATCTCCATCCAGTGTAAAAGACGAATCAGCTGTCGATACATCACTATCAGTAATGGCTGCCTGCTTAATATTCAGAGTAAAGGTTTTTCCCTGAACTTTTGCAGTTACACGTACCGTACCAGCCTGCGAACCAGCAGTCAGAACAGAGCGATATACCCCAGCAGAGATTTCCTCTACCGCGCCTAATGACGGAGCAGTTACCGTTTCACGCTGTCGAGCACTATTGCTATCTGCTGTAAATTCCACTGACATTTCAATGTCATCAGCCAGTCCGGTTAATGCCTTACCGTTACTATCTTTCAGGCTTAATACTATTGGATAAGTGGATTGGCTATCAGCAGAGATCGTCGGCGACGAATCTCCATCCAGTGTAAAAGACGAATCAGCCGTCGAGACACCACTATCAGTAACGCTAATATTCATCACGGCATAGTTGGAAACGTTGCCTCTGTTATCCTGTACTGTGGCTCCAACATTCCACGAATTTACACCTTCGCTTTTATAAGCCGGTAAAGTGATCTGCCATGATGTGCCATTTCCACTGATCTTGCCGCCAGCCGCAGTGAATGCACTATCATTCCACTGTACAGACTTGATACCACCACTAGCATTGTTGATTGTCAGTGTTACAGGGATGATTGATTCCCCCTCCCCCTGAACAGACTCTGGCAAACTGATTTTCAGTGCATGCTTCTTCTTGTACTCCAGAACAATGTTGTTATTTCGTTCAACAAAATCATAACGCCGGTTCTGGACTTCTCGCATAACAGCAACATTGTCACTGCTAAGCTGTTCAGCAAGGGAAACGCCCGGGCGATAATTAAACTCAACACCAAAGGTTGTATCGTGAACGTTGCTCTGTCCTTGCTTATGCTGTGCAGAAAACTTAATCAGAGGAACTGGTGTATAAGAAATTCCCCCAGTAACTGCGTAAGGGTTTTCCTGCAGATTATCGCTTCCAAATAACCCGACATTTTTACCATAATATTTTTCAAACTGAATGGATGCCCCTAATTGCGGATAAGCAGGTAGCCATCCTTCAGCAGAAAAATCCCAGCCATTTGCGGGTCTTTCCAGATAATCATCAATATCCCGACTGTTCTTCCAGTCAGACAAACCAAAATAGGTATTTACACCAAGCCTGAAATAATCTCTCCAGTACTCAACCCCAAAACCTGCACGAGAGTGACTGCGACTTAAATCGTAATCATAGAAAACATTCGCACCCAACATTGCGTTATCAGGAGTGAAATGACGAATCCCCAAACCAATATTGGTCTGATTTCGGTCATCAGTACGATGTAGTGATGTCTGACTGAATAGCACATAATCCTGAGTATCCAGCCATGGATATAAAAAGTCGAATGATGAATCCTTCAAGGAAAAAGAATCATCGACATTAAGCTTGATGCGCGCATTGCCATATTGTTGCAACCAGTCGACGACCTCTTTTGTCGCCTGAGTTGATAAAGTATTTACAGCAAAACTACTTGCATTATTATTCGCCAGGCTCTGACCTGCACTTGCTGCAAATGAGGCCACTTTATTTGCATGCTCATCGCTGGCATAAGTTTGCGTAACATCTTTATTACCAGATGATGCAAAACTGTTTGCTGGGATCAAAGAAAGAGAAACTGGAGATAATATCTGGGTAACAATTACCGACCATGTAATCGCGCCAGATGCAGTTTTTTTTAACTTTTTATTCACAGTGGTCATAGTTCAATCAACGTTATGAATATAATGAAAAAAATAACTGGTATGACAAGAGGCGCGAAATATACAGCTCGTTACAAAAAAATCAACTCAAAAATAAAATAAAATAAAATCTCTGCATAAACTTTATGGCTAAATGATTTCACAACAATGGAAGAAAAATTTTGTTGCTCACGCAATCAATCATTTCGGGCGTTACAACTAGTCCTAGATTATATTCGCTAGGTATACTTTATTTTTAAGCTAATACTTTAGCTCTATTTCATCGCTCCTTTCAGCCCGAACTTAGCTTTGATTTCTGCGATCTTCGCCAGAGCCTGTGCACGATTTAGAGGCCTACCGCCCATGACAGGAAGTTGTTTTACTGGTTCAGGTATAGCCTCACCACGGTTAATTCGCGCGGTCATACAGGCCAGTTCATCGGCAGCCTTGCGCCGTAATTCCGCGTCAGTCAACGCATTGGCCCGCATGTTCTGGTACAGGTTGGTAACCAACCAGTAGTGCGCGTTTGATTTCCATGGATAAGACTCTGCGTCCGGATACAGGCCACGCTTCCGGCAATACTCGTAAACCATATCAACCAGCTCGCTGGCGTTTGGCAGCCCGGCGGTAACGGATGTTTCTTCCCGGCACCAGGCAACAAACTGCCCGGGTGATGGCAGGAATGGTCGATTCTGCCGACGGGCTACGCGCATTCCTGCGTTAACCTGTTCCATTGTGGTGATCCCATTTTCCCGGAAAGCCAGCACCCACTGGCGGCGGATTTCGTTCAGTTCGTTCTGGTCCCGGTTAGCCAGGCTCGCCGGGAAAGTTGCCAGTAACTGGCTGAACACACCATTGATGATCTGCGCTACCTGCTGTACCTGCGGCTTTTCGTCGTACTGTTCCGGCATGTTATTGGCGATCCGGCACATCTGCTCACGGTCAAAGTTAACCATCTGTGCGGCGATGTTTTTCATAAATCCACCCCATAAATCCAGTCAGTGTTTGTCAGGTCGAGTTTTGATTTTCCGGCTGTCACGCCAGCCTGTTGCTTGTTACGGTTGATTTCGAGTTGGGTCCACTTGTCGCGGAGTTTGGCCGGACTTAGCACGTTACCGGACCAGAAGTTGTCCTGGCATGCCCAGCGGAACAGTACACACATGTCGCGGTGGTTACGTCCGTCACGTTCACGCATCAGGCGGATATCGTTAGCCCACCCTGCAAAATTCGGTTTTCTGGCTGATGGCGCGATGGTCTTCACCATGTCAAACATCCACTCTGCGGCGGTCAGGTCTTCTGCTGTCCCCCACTTGCTGCCGCTCTGAATTGCAGCATCCGGTTTCACCACAGGAAGATCGTTTTCTGACTGGTCAGAGGATTCGCCAGAATTCTCGGACGAAAAAGGTTTTATATTGTCTTTTGTTAGTTTGTCTTTTGTGTTTACCTGATTCGGGTAAACGTCTTTACCTGATTTGGGTAAACTTTTCTTACCTGATTCAGGTAAATTTACCTCTTTCAGGTAAACTTTATTTTTCTTACCTGATTCGGGTAATGTTGACCATTCACTGACCACATTATTAATGCCGATATTCCGCCCGCTCTGAATAAAAATCCCACGCTTTACCAGAACACTTTTTGCAGCAGAACACTTGTGCGGCAATATCCCGGTCAACTCGGAAAGTTGCTCGTTGCTCACCCAATCCAGTCTTTTATTAAAGCCATATGTTTTGCGCATGACAGCCAGGAAGACCAGAAACTGGTGCTGTGTTAATCCGGCCAGCATCACAGCTTCCAGCAACTCATTTGCAATGCGCGTATAACCATCGTCGAGATCTGCCACGCGCCGCTCCTTTTGTGCCACATCCGGCACTGGAAAATTGAATATCTCAGCAGTGTTTTGTAGTGGTCAACAAAAACTGGCCACCGCTTTAGAGTTTTTCCAGTATCGGTTTTCCGATTCATTTGGTGGCAACCCACCGTTATATTCGTGCGGCCTGAGCGCGTTGTAATACCCAACGATATAGTCCGTTATTTCATGGGCAGCATCGCTGAAGTTCATGTAACCCGTCACCGGTATCCACTCGTTTTTCAGACTCCTGAAGAAGCGCTCCATCGGGCTGTTATCCCAGCAATTTCCTCGTCGACTCAGACTCTGTTTGATCTGGTAACGCCACAGTAACTGCCGGAACTGCCTGCTTGTATAGTGGCTGCCCTGGACGCCCTTCTAAGAGTCAAGCCGTTATCGGGATGCTGTTGATCTGCCTGTTTTGATTACGCAGTAATGTATAAACTTCGCGTGAGATATAGCGCTTCAGGCAGCGTATTGCTTCCATTTTTGTATGCCCTTCCGCTACTCGTCTGGCGACATATTCCTTCGTTTTATCGTCAGTTCGCAAACGTCCGATGGCAATGATGTGAAGTGCACTATTTGCAGCACGATCTCCACCCCGGTTAAGTCGATAACGATTCGTTTTTCCTGAAGATACGGGAACAGGGCTGACACCACACAGTGCCGCAAAACCTGATTCTGATCTTAATCGTTGGGGATTGTCTCCTGCCGTGATCAGCAACTGCGAAGCGCTTTCGTATCCAATAGCATTACGTTTAATCAGTTCAGGCGCCAGCTCATCGACAATTGCCGCAATCATGACATCCAAATCAGCGATTTCGTCATGTAACTCGAGATAGCGTCGGGCAAGGGACTTTAATGAAATACGATAAACGTTGGTAACATTGCGGTATTCACTGGCATCAGGCCGCCAGGATCCCAGAGTCCTGATGAGCTGCATGCGCGTCATATTTCTGAGCTGTTCACGTAATTCATCCGGGGCAGAGATAATATTGGAATGGATAATCTGGAGAGCGACTCTGCGGGCTGATATTGCTGTTTTTCGGCAAGTTTTTAATACCCGCAGAGACTCAATCATGCCATTGCGCGTTTTGGGTGTGACGGTTCTTATTCCGGAGAATGCGGCGTGAGCGGCACATTCAGCATCAATCGTGTCACTTTTACCCCGTTTGCGTCGCTCCATCCGATCTGGCGCAGTCACCTCAAGAACGTCTAACCCGGCATTCTGTAAATAGCGAAGCAGACCTGATCCATAGGTGCCAGTACACTCAACACCAATTCGCTTTAATGCCCCAAACGAAGTCATCCATGCCAGCATCTGCCGGTAACCTTGCCGTGTTGTGGAGAAAAACTGGGTCCCCAGAACTTTATTGTTCTGATCTACGACAGCGGCAACGTGCAGATCTTTATGTGTATCCACGCCACCCACAACAGCGGTTTCCGTAACTTTACCTGCCATAACAGAGCTCCTGTGAGGAAACAGAGTTGAATCTCCAGACAGATAACCCGGACAGGACAGTAACGAGACAAACCGTCAGGCCCTTCTTGAGTCACGCGCATCGGTGAGGAGACGCCTCGCATGAAGGCGCTTCCGGCAACCGACAGGTCCAGGGCAGGACACAAAGGGTCGATCGCTGTGTGAGTCAGGATGCGGGAAGGTCTTCACTGCATCAGTAATCACACCAGTCTGGTTAAACAGCAAACAGAGTGATGATAAAAACTGATACCGGCATTATTACTATCGCTGTGGAACATTACCCCGGCTGGTTTACTGCGGATTTCCTAGGCCATTTTCAGCGCTTTGATGGTCAGTCTGCTGTCCGGAGAGAACGACATTGCCCAACCTACCGGTTTCCTTGCAAACAGGTCGAGAACAACGGCAAGGTATGCCCAACGTTTCCCCGTCCAGATGTACGTCACGTCGCCGCACCATACCTGATTTGGCTCTGTCACTGCGAACTGCCGCCCAAGGTGATTCGGGATAGTGACATGTTCACGACCACCTCGTTTATAACGGTGCGCAGGCTGCTGGCAACTGACCAGTCCCAGTTCTTTCATGAGCCTGCCGGCAAGCCAGCGCCCCATTCTGAAGCCTCTCAGGGTTGCCATTGTGGCGATGCTTCTTGCCCCGGCAGAACCTGATGTTATGCAACTCAAGTACCTGACTGCGTAATACAGCCCGTCTGCCGTCTGGTTTTTCAGGACGGTTTTTCCAGTATCTGTAGCTGCTGCGATGAACCCCGAACACATGGCAGAGTGTGACCACAGGATAATGCGCTCTGAGTTTCCCGATTATCGAGAACTGTTCAGGGAGTCTGACATCAAGAGCGCGGTAGCCTTTTTTAATATTTCATTCTCCATTTCAATGCGTTGTAGCTTTTTCCTCAGCTCACGTATTTCGATTTGTTCTGGTGTTATCGGAGAGGCTTTTGGTGTTTTGCCCTGACGCTCATCACGCAGTTGTTTGACCCATCTTGTCATTGTGGAAAGGCCGATATCCATAGCTTTGGCGGCATCTGCCACCGTGTAGTTCTGGTCAACAACCAGTTGAGCGGATTCGCGTTTAAACTCTGCGCTGAAATTTCTTTTTTTCATTGGAGCACCTGTGTTGTTCTGAGGTGAGCATATCACCTCTGTTCAGGTGGCCAAATTCAGTGTGCCACTACACACCGGCAATGAAACAAGGTCGACTATGGCGAGTACGTGAGGACGCAGAGTTAGTTGGAGAATTAGTTACTCCTGTCATTAAGAAAAGTGATTCTATTATTCTACAAAGGATTTTAAGTAATGGCAGCCAGACCACGTAAGAATAATGTTTCAGTCCCGAACTTGTATCCGCTCTATAGCAGAAAAGTAAATAAAGTTTATTGGCGATATAAGCATCCAGTGACCGGGAAGTTTCATTCTTTGGGCACAAACGAAGCTGAAGCCATTGCTATTGCCACTGAGGCCAATACACGCCTAGCTGAGCAAAGAACCCGGCAGATTCTAGCTATCAGTGACAGGATCGCAACCAGCAAAGGAAAAGCAATCACAACGTCAACCTGGTTAGATCGCTATCAAGCAATCCAGGAAGACAGACTGAAAAGTGGCGATATAAAGCTCAACACCTATAAACAGAAAGCCAAACCAGTATCCTTGCTCAGGGAACGAGCAGGACTGAAGTTAATTTCAGCCGTTGATGTCAGGGATATAGCCCAGTTGCTTGACGAGTATATCGCCGCCGGACAGCCGAGAATGGCGCAAGTAGTTCGTTCCGTACTGATTGATGTTTTCAAAGAGGCGCAACACTACGGAGAAGTCCCCCTGGCTATAACCCGGCATTAGCCACCAAACAGCCCAGAAGAAAAATTACCCGACAACGGTTAAGTCTTGAAGAGTGGCAAAAAATCTTTGATATCGCTGATGCCAGTCATCGTTATATGGGGAATGCCATGCTGTTAGCACTGGTTACCGGCCAGAGGTTAGGTGATATCTCGCGTATGAAATTTAGCGATATTTGGGATGATCATCTCCATGTCATCCAGGAAAAAACCGGGAGCAAAATCGCCATCCCGCTTTCCCTGCGTCTCAATGCGATTAAATGGAGTTTGCGCGATGTAGTAGCCCGCTGCCGTGACTATGCTGTCAGCCCATACCTTGTACATTTTTTTCGTACTACCTCACAGGCTGAACGCGGCGCGCAGGTTAAAGCCAATACATTGACGATGAATTTCAGTAAAGCGAGGGATTTAGCAGGAATTAACTGGGGTGAAGGTTCTCCCGCAACATTTCATGAACAAAGGTCTTTATCAGAACGTTTGTATAAAGAACAGGGTTTAAATACACAAAAACTACTTGGTCATAAAACGCAACAGCAAACCGATCGTTATCATGATGATCGAGGTAAAGGATGGAGTAAAGTAGCGTTGTAA